CGTAAGATGATTAAGGATGGTCTCAAACTGATGATGAATGGCACTGAAGATGAGGTTATCGACTTCATTGACACTTGCCGAGCAGAGTTTAAGGCACTTCCTCCAGAGCAGATTGCATTCCCTAGAACTGCATCTGATGTGCGTAAATATCATTCTTCAGCAGACATTTACATCAAAGGTACTCCCATACATGTTCGGGGCGCACTTCTGTTCAATCACTACATCAAGAAAGAAAAACTTACCAACAAGTATTCACTGATCCAAAACGGAGAAAAGATTAAGTTCTGCTATTTAAAAAAACCAAATATCATTCATGAGAATGTTATTTCGTTCATTCAAGATTTTCCAAGAGAACTTAATATCTCCAAGTATGTTGATTATGACTTGCAATTTGACAAGGCATTCTTAGAACCTCTCAGGATTATCCTAGATGCTATTGGATGGTCTGTAGAGAAAACCGCAAACCTAGAAATGTTTTTCTCATGAACGAATATGTATACTCCGATGGAGAATCTAAACAAGACAAATGGAATAGAGGTCTAGATCTTTTTATTGAGTCTGTTCTTAAACCTGATCAGGAACTGCGGCAGTGTGCCCACAATCAAAAGTGCTACCACGAACTAATGGATGTTCGTGAGAATGTGCTAGAATACCTGAAGACACTGCGCTGGAATTGAATGGACTTTTTGAAAGAGATTGTGAAGGAGGTTGGTGGTGAGTACACCCAACTTGCATCAGACATCGATGACTCCGAAACTTATGTGGATACGGGTTCGTACATTTTTAATGGACTCGTTTCAGGTAGTGTATTTGGTGGTGTATCTGGGAATAAGATTACTGCTATTGCTGGAGAGTCTAGCACTGGAAAGACTTTCTTCAGTCTCGCCGTTGTTAAGAATTTTCTTGATTCCAATCCCGATGGTTATTGTCTCTATTTTGATACTGAGGCAGCTATCAATAAGTCCCTACTTGAATCTAGGGGCATTGACCTCTCCCGCGTAGTGGTTGTCAATGTGGTTACCATTGAAGATTTTCGTGGTAAAGCACTGAAAGCAGTGGATATGTATCTGAAGAAACCTGAGGGAGATCGCAAACCCTGCATGTTTGTTCTAGATTCTCTTGGCATGCTGTCCACAGAGAAAGAGATTACCGATGCTTTGAATGACAAGCAAGTTCGTGATATGACTAAATCACAACTTGTAAAAGGTGCCTTCCGTATGTTGACATTGAAACTTGGACAGGCTAATATACCCATGATCGTTACTAATCATACCTACGATGTCATTGGTTCTTATGTCCCTACAAAGGAAATGGGAGGAGGCAGCGGACTCAAGTATGCTGCTTCTACAATCATCTATCTCAGCAAGAAAAAAGAGAAAGATGGAACAGAAATCGTTGGCAACATTATCAAAGCTAAGACTGCTAAGTCGCGTCTGAGTAAGGAGAATAAAGATGTGGAAATTCGTCTTTATTACGATGAGCGTGGTCTTGATCGTTATTACGGTCTTCTTGAACTCGGTGAACTGGGCGGTCTCTGGAAGAATGTCGCAGGACGCTATGAGATTGACGGCAAAAAAGTCTATGCTAAGCAGGTCTACAAAGAACCCGAAAAGTATTTTACTGATGAAGTAATGCAGCAACTCGATGAGGTTGCTAACAAAGAGTTTAGTTACGGGGAATGACTTTGGATAGGATTGAATTGACAATCCTAAGGAACCTGATACATGATGAAGAGTTTCTTAGGAAGGTTCTACCTTTCATAGAACCTGATTATTTTGATGAGCGTACTGAAAGGGTGATCTTTGAGGAGATCACCTCGTTTGCCCAAGAGTATGACAGGATTCTTACTCCTGAAATCCTCAGCATTGAAGTTCAGAATAGAGACGATCTAACTGAACAAGAATACAAAGACATTGGTCGTGTAGTTGACATCTTAAAAGAGAGCGAGACTCACTCTCAATGGTTGCTTGACGCTACTGAAAAGTGGTGTCGTGATCGTGCCATCTATTTGGCACTAATGGAATCAATTCAAATTGCAGACGGCAAAGATTCTAAGAAAACTAGAGATGCAATCCCTAGCATTCTGTCGGATGCCCTTGCAGTCTCGTTTGATAATCACATCGGACATGATTATCTTGAAGACTATGAGCAACGCTACGAATCCTATCACAAACAAGAATCTAAGATCCCGTTCGACCTTGATTACTTTAACAAGATTACGAAAGGCGGTCTCCCTAATAAAACACTTAACATTGCTCTGGCTGGCACAGGCGTTGGTAAGTCTTTGTTTATGTGTCATGTCGCAAGCTCGGTGCTATTACAGGGCAAGAATGTCTTATACATCACGCTTGAAATGGCTGAAGAAAAAATTGCAGAAAGAATTGATGCTAATCTGCTTAATGTTAACATCAGAGATCTAGTCGAACTTCCTCGTCAGATGTTCGAGACAAAAGTATCTAACCTTGCTGCAAAGACACAAGGAACACTTATAATTAAAGAGTATCCGACAGCAAGTGCCCACAGTGGACATTTCAAGTCTTTGCTTAATGATCTGGCACTCAAGAAATCTTTTCGTCCAGATATTATCTTTATTGATTATCTTAATATATGCGCTTCCTCACGGTATCGCGGTGCGATTGGTGTCAATTCATATAGCTATATCAAGGCAATTGCTGAGGAGCTTAGAGGACTCGCTGTCGAAGCAGAAGTCCCTATCGTATCTGCCACCCAGACCACTCGTTCTGGTTATAGTAGCAGTGATGTTGACATTACTGATACTAGTGAGTCCTTTGGCCTCCCTGCTACTGCTGATCTTATGTTTGCCCTTATTTCATCTGAAGATCTTGAAGGACTCGGGCAAATTATGGTGAAGCAATTGAAGAATAGATACAATGATCTCAATGTGAACAAGAGATTTGTTCTTGGAGTTGACAGGGCAAAGATGCGTCTGTATGATTGTGATCAGTCTGAAGGTGGAAGTTTGCATGATAGTGGAAACGAAACCGTTGCAGAAGAATTTGTAAAGTCAAATAAGTTTGAGGGATTCAAATTTGATTAGATCAGCAGACGAAATTTGGGATCAAATTTCTGAGGTTAATAACCTTGAGTTTGAATACTTGCTGCTTGGTGGCAAGGTCCCTGTAATTGTGGCTAATGATGTTTATAAGAATCCAGACTTAGTGTCTGAATTTTTTGAGAATCTTGATTACTGGGAGACCAGAGAAATCGATAATACTCAAATCATTCGCCCTGGACTTACTCATGCATTTCCTGATATCATTCAGAAACAAATTGCTGGCGCATTGAGTGAGAGAATCAGACAACTGTTTGGTGTTTCTAAACTGGATATCTTTGATTTGTACAGTCAATGTACTAGTGGTGATATGACACTAGATACCACAGGTGGTCTCTGTTGCTATCCTCACATTGATGTTCCTATCTACGATTCATTTGATCCAATCCCATGTTTCGTTACCAACATTAATTTCTCTAAAAGTAATGATCCAGTCACTACTGGTTTCTGGTCTTGGAGAGGAAAACTAAATTCTCTTGATTTTGATCGCACAGATAAAAATGCTCTGGAACAATTCTACAACAGACATTTGGATCTTCAGGTAGATTCTTGGTTCCAAATGAAAGACTATGAAGATTTCAAGCTTGAAACTTCTCATACTATGGGGTATAATAGTCTAGTAATGTACCCAACTACACATGTCCATAATGGATATATTGAACCAGAATGGTTCCTTGATAGTCAGAGATTGATGCTCTCTGCTTTCTATTTCGTATCCCCAGAAGATCTTGATTTTGAAGAGAGAAACATGGATACGGTCTCCTATAGTTGGGAACACTTTAGACTCGATACTCTGTTCAACTACCATCCCAAACAAACAACCTTCGAATAATTATCATGCCTACTTACTCTTCTGCAATTGCTGATGGTCTTCCTGAACCTCAGCGTCCTCAAGCAACACCCCCTCGTCGTCCTCGTGCAAAAGAGTTCTGGGAGATTGAACCTGGGGATCCCGAGGCATCTTCTTGGTCTGACAATTCTGCCAATACTCCTACTGAGCAACCTACCCCTGTTCAACAACAGCAAGAAGCAGTACAAAACATGCAGGTTGTAGTTACTAAGGAGCAACCTAAAAAATATGGTAACTATATTGAGTTTGTCGATCAGGTTACCAGTGCTCCTTCAAAAGATGGTGCTCAGTTTATTGCTCGTGTTGCTGCTCTGCAGGCTGGTGGTTGTGACATCCAGCGTCTCCTGACTGCTGCTGTTGGTATCGCTGCTGAAGGTGGTGAGTTCATGGAGATCGTTAAGAAGATCACCTTCCAAGGCAAACCCTGGAACGAAGACAATATCGAGCATCTGAAGATCGAACTTGGTGATGTCATGTGGTATGTTGCTCAGGCATGTATGGCACTTGACATCTCTCTGGAAGAAGTTCTGGATCGTAACATCAGCAAACTTGCTGCTCGTTATCCTGAAGGAACCTTTGATGAATACTATTCCGAAAACCGTAAAGCAGGTGACCGTTGATGATTAACCTTGAACTGGAACCCCAAACTGCAGTCCATGTTTTGCAGGCTCTTGTAGATGCTCAGAACGGTTATACTTATGAGGAACATTGTGTTCCTTCTCGTATCGTTCAAATTCGTGAAGTGATTGGTAAGATTGATGCTGCTCTTGAAGAAGCAATGAACGACTGATGTATAGTTTCTGGATCCACCTAGTAGCATTCTTCCAAGTGGTTGTGATAAATTGTATCCAACCTGTCAATTGGAAGTATTGCTATCGGGTGGATCAGTGGTTGATCCCTGACCTTGTGGAAGGATATCAACTTTGGACTGGAGAAAAACATCCTTATCAGAATGAAAAGGACTATCTAAATAAGAGGGAATAATACTCCCTCTTTTTTCATGGCTGAACCGTCAGAAGGTTTTTTTGCTGGTTGTGCTTTATGCACCAATCAAGAAATGGATGCGGCGGTTGCTAATGAGACCAGTCTGCAAAACTTCTACAACATCATGTATCAAAGGTACATGAGTGCTGGAGTTGTTGGGGCTGGTAAAGTAAAGAAGGATTTTGAAAAAGCAATTACCTTATCATCAAGTACAAAAACAGATAAGTTTTATTCTGACTTAGTAGTAGGAATTTCTGCAGTCAAAGCAGTTAGACAATATCTTGCTTCTAGTTCAACTATGAGAGGAATTTCTGGAAACAGTGTTCCTAATGCAGTATATCTAACTGGTACTCAATGGCCAGCTGCAGTACAGCAATTTAAGTTTGCTGCATTTGGAATGGCGGACTACAACTCATCTGATTTGATTCTTCAGTATGGTAGGAATTATGTTGGAGTATCGCTGAAAAAGAAACCAAAAGGAACAGCAGCAGATCCTACTCTCATCAATAAGGCATTTGATACTGTTCTCAATGGACCACAGTTCGCTGGCATTAAGACACAGCTTCAAACAGCAAGACAAAATTTCTTTGCTGGAGTTGTAAGAGAGGCATTGACTACTGGACCTTTGGTTGGCATTGCCCAACTTCCAGATGGAACTGATCCTAGATCTGCACCTGCAGAGAAACTTTGGAATACCAGAATTGGTATTATGAAGAATGGGAAACCAACAACAGTTCCCTTGATCAATCTTAAAAGTATTGGCATGGTCTCTGATCCTGCGCTGCTGAATACATCGGAGATTTCTAAGACTGATGCGAATGCGATGAGGGATTTTGTTAATGCAAAGCTTGGGAAGGTTGGTAATCAACCCAATGCTTTGTACAGTCAGTTCCTTTCTATCATCAAACTAAACGAGCAGTTGTTTGCTGACACTCTTATTAACCTCATCTTAAAGAAAAGTCTTCTTGATACGATGAGTGAGTACACTCAAAATGATTTTGAATTTATCTTGACAACAGGCGTAGGACAGGTTACTATATCTAAGTCAACTGGTATGAATATCAACCTAGGCACAGGTCAATGCATTGGTATTGATAGCGTTGGATTGGCACTTGCTTATCTTAGAAAGCAACCTAAAGTTATTGATATTGATAAAGCAAAAACTCAAGCATCAAATGCTGCTAAGTTGTATTTCAAAGTAAAGTCTGGTCAGTTAGAATTGCTGGATCTTGAGTTAAGATACAAGGGTGACTTTAAATCTCAACCACAGTTCCAAGCATTCTTAACACCAGAGTTTAAATCTCTCCTCAAAGGACAATTCGGTAACGCTAGAAACATTATTTTTGGATAGTATGCACATTGATTTGTTTCCGCAAAGAATATACAAATACCATCTTGATCCTACTGAGATAAAGAAGTATATGCTAGAGAGGTATAACTCTTACAAAGACTTCTCTGTAAATGGAACTCCCGATGGTTGGTTTTGTAATGTCAGAACAGAATTTGACGCCGCGTTTCCTCAAGAACTCAGTGACAACTACACTGGGATTATGCAGCAGTGGAAAAAAGACATAGGACTTTCTGAAAAACCATATATCTATGAAATCTGGTTGAACACATACGAGCACTCACACTATCAAGAACCTCACACTCATCTTCCTGGATTTTATTCTGCTATTCATTATGTAAAATTTGATCCTCTGGAGCATGAATCTACTCACTTTTGCAATCCACAGCATGAGATATATTCTTTCATGTTTGACGGTAGGTTTATGGATGAAAGATTGAATCCTCATCTACAAGAGACCACCAATTTGTCTGTAGAAGAAGGTGATCTTATCATTTTTCCTTCTCATTTAAGGCACTCTGTTCCTAAGAATGATAGCAAAGAACTTCGTATGACTGTATCCTTTAATATAAATAGAGTTGCGGAGAATGCACGGCGGGTGTTTGCAAAATAATCATGAAGAGTTTCTTCCAGTTTCTGAATGAAGCCCAAACTAATGCTGCTAAACAAGCAAAGAAGCTTGGTTTAAAAGGTGATGGCCATGGATCTTGGTTGGATGCTCAGGATAGAGTTGTAGGTAGAACTGTAGAAGGTGAATTGGTCTTCACCAGTGGAAGAAAACCTGCACAAGAGAGTGATCCCACAAGACCTGGACCTGCTGCTAGAGGACTTCCCCCTCAAGAACCACCCCCGCCTGCTCCTGGGCAGGGTGGAATGCAACCCGAAGAGGGAGAGGTTGAGGAAGTAGAAAAGACCAGAGGAACTCTTACCATTGGATTTGGTAGATTTAATCCTCCTACATCTGGACACGAAAAACTTCTTGACGCCATTAAAGATACTGCTTCTGGTGAGCAGTATATTGTTTATCCATCCCACTCCGTAGATCCTCAGAAGAATCCCCTAGATTCTGAGACAAAGGTCCTCTTCATGAAGAAGATGTTTCCTGATCATGCAAACGCGATTGTATATGATCCCGCAATTCGAACTATTTTTGACGCATTGAAGCAAGCAGATGTCGAAGGATATGGTAGCATCAACATCGTGGTTGGTGCTGACAGACAAAAAGAGTTTGAGAACCTCGCAAACAAATACAACGGGCAACTCTATAATTTTGATGCGATTAATGTCATCTCTGCTGGAGAACGGGACCCCG